GCGTGGTCGTGGTTCCAGACTGGCCCGTTGCAGCGTCTGATGCCGGGCGGTGCGATCATTGTGATTATGACCCGCTGGTCCCTTTTGGACCTGACTGGGCGCCTGATCGACTATCAGACCAAGAATCCAGAGGCCGTGCCATGGGAGATCGTGGAGCTGCCGGCCATCCTGCATGAAGACACCGAGGATGAGAAGTCCTTGTGGCCGGAGCAGTGGCCACTGCATGCGTTGAAGCAGGCGAAAGCGTCAATGGACCCCCAGTACTGGAACGCCCAGTACATGCAGCAGCCGACATCCAACAACGCGGCAATCGTGTCGCGCAAGTCTTGGAGAATCTGGCAGGGCGACGAGCCGCCAACCTGTGACTACATCATCCAGAGCTGGGATACGGCGTTCGAAGCCAAGACGCGGTCGGACTATTCCGCGTGCACAACGTGGGGCGTCTTCTACAACGAGGAAGAAAACAACATGCCCCAGCTGATCCTGCTGGACGCGTTCAAGGACCGCATGGAGTTCCCGGAGTTGAAGCAAGTGGCGCTGAAACACTACAAGGAATGGCAGCCAGACGCGTTCGTGATTGAAAAGAAGGCCGCCGGCGCCCCGCTGATTCAAGAGCTGCGCAACATGGGAATCTTCGTCCAAGAATTTACACCGAGCCGCGGAAACGATAAGATCGTGCGTATGAACGCTGTGGCCGACCTCTTTAGTTCAGGTAAAGTCTGGGCACCCGACACGCGCTGGGCGCGTGAAGTGATTGAGGAAGTCGCTTCGTTTCCAAACGGCGAGCATGATGACTACGTTGATACGACATCTCAGGCTTTGCTGCGGTTCCGCCAAGGCGGCTTCATTCCATTGGACAGCGATGAGAAAGACGAGCCCGTCTTCTTTAAGCGCAAGTCCCACGCATACTATTAAGGACCACCATGGCCATCGACAAATCCCTGTACCAAGCCCCTGCCGGCATCGACGCTCTAGCCGAGGAAGAAGAACCGATTGAGATCGAGATCGTTGACCCAGAGGCGGTCAAGATCGGCATTGACGGTTTAGAAATCGACCTCGTGCCCGGCAAAGAAGACGAGGAAGAAGGCTTTGGCGACAACCTCGCCGAGTACATGGACGAAGGCGCGATGCAGTCGTTGGCCGGTGAGTTGTCAGTGGCGATCGACCAAGACAAGGCCAGCCGCAAAGAATGGGAGAAGGCTTACACCGAGGGTTTAAAGCTTTTGGGGCTTCAGTACGAGGAACGTACAGAACCTTGGAATGGAGCCTCCGGTGTGTTCCACCCCATGATTACCGAGGCTGTGGTGCGCTTCCAGTCGGAGACGATCACCGAGATGTTCCCCGCGCAGGGCCCGGTTCGTACCAAGATCGTCGGGAAAGAAACACCCGAGAAGAAAGACGCCGCCAAGCGCGTCGAGGAAGACCTGAACTATGAGCTGACAGAAGTCATGCGCGAGTTCCGTCCAGAGCAAGAGCGCATGTTGTGGTCGCTGCCGGCCACCGGCTCAGCTTTCAAGAAGGTCTATTTTGATCCCAACTTGGGACGTCAAGTGTCGATGTTTGTTCCCGCAGAGGACATCATCCTGCCTTACGGCACGACCGACATGGACACTTGCTACCGCCTGACTCACGTCATGCGTAAGACCGAGAACGAGCTGCGCAAGCTGATGAACGCTGGCTTCTACTTGGACGTGGAGCTGGGCGAGCCAACCAAAGAGCAGACCGACATCCAGAAAGCCAAGGACAAAGAGACCGGCTTCAGCGACATTGACGACGACCGCTACACGCTCTTGGAGATTCACGTTGACTTGGACCTCGACGGGTTCAAGGACGTCGACGGTGACGGAGAAGAGACTGGCATCGCGTTGCCGTACGTGGTGACCATGGTCAAAGGTACCAATGAAATCTTGGCGATCCGCCGTAACTGGAGAGAAGAAGATGAGCTGCGCCTCAAGCGACAACACTTCGTCCACTACCAATACATACCGGGTTTCGGTGCCTATGGCTTCGGTCTGTTCCATCTCATCGGAGGCTTCGCCAAGTCCGCGACCAGCATCATGCGTCAGCTGGTGGACGCTGGAACGTTGTCTAACTTGCCCGGCGGTCTCAAGTCACGCGGGCTTCGCATTAAAGGTGATGACACTCCGATCGCCCCGGGCGAGTGGCGTGATGTAGACGTCGGCTCCGGCAACATGCGCGACAGCATCTTGCCCCTGCCTTACAAAGAGCCAAGCGCAGTTCTGGCCGGTCTGCTCGACAAGATCGTGGACGAGGGCCGTCGCTTCGCAGCTACCGCGGACATGAACGTGTCCGACATGAGCGCCCAAGCCCCCGTGGGCACAACGCTTGCGTTGCTGGAGCGTCAGCTCAAAGTTATGACGGCTGTTCAGGCCCGTCTGCACTATGCGTTCAAACAAGAACTGCGTCTGCTGGCTGCGATCATCAAGGACTACACCGACCCAGACTACGAGTTCCAGCCAGAAGAAGGCAGCCGCACGGCCAAGCGTTCCGACTACAACAGCTGCGACATCATCCCAGTGAGCGACCCCAATGCTGCGACCATGTCTCAGCGCGTGGTGCAGTACCAAGCTGTGATCCAGATGGCCCAGATGGCTCCGGACATTTATGACCTGCCTCAGTTGCACCGCAACATGCTCGAGGTGTTGGGCATCAAGAACGCCGAGAAGCTCATCCCGTTGGAAGAGGACATGAAGCCGAAAGACCCCGTGTCCGAGAACATGGAGATTCTCAAGTGCGAGCCGGTCAAGGCGTTCTTGTTCCAAGACCACGAGGCACATATCAAGGTGCACATGGCCATGGTCCAAGACCCAATGATCCAGCAGCTGGTTGGCCAGAACCCCAAGGCTCCTCAGATGCAGGCAGCTTTGATGGCTCACATCGCCGAGCACGTTGGCTTCGCATATCGCCACAAGATCGAGCAGCAGTTGGGTATGCCCCTGCCGCCCGAGGACGAGAAGATGCCTCCGCAGATCGAGTTGGCCTTGTCGGGCATGATGGCTCAGGCCGCCCAGCAGGTGCTCCAGCAGAACCAAGCGCAGGCTGCACAACAGCAAGCCCAGCAGCAAGCTCAAGACCCGCTCATCCAGATGCAGCAGCAAGAACTCCAGATCAAGCAGCAAGAAGTGCAGCTCAAGGAGAAGAAGATAGCGGTCGACGCGGCTGCGCAGGCAGACCGTCTCAAGCTGGACGAGAAGAAGTTGGCCGTCGAGGCTGCGGCCAAGGCCGACCAGTTGCGCAACCAAGCCCAAGGCAACAACCCAGAGTTGGAGGCTTTGCGTGCCCAGTACGAGATGCAGGCCACCGCGCAGCGTCACCAACAAGAGATGGCAGCCGCTGAAGCCCAGCGTCAGATGGCCGCCCAGCAACACATGCAGAACCTGTCACACAAAGAGCAGGTGCATGCCCAGAACTTGAAGCACCAACGTGCCCAAGCCAAAGCCCGCCTCGAGGCGGCAACCAAACCGGAAAGCAACCCAAAGGAGAAACCGACTAAATGATCCAAGACTTCGCACGCGTATTGCGCGAAAAAATACGTGCCGATCTGAACAACTATGCTGACGACCTCGCTGCCGGGGTCTGTCAGGATTTTGCCCAGTATCAAAAACTCTGCGGGATGATTCAGGGTCTCGCCCAAGCAGAGCGTTACTTACTTGACCTTGTAGAGAAAGTGGAGAAAGCAAATGACGACTGAAACAGAGTCAGGATTGATCCTGCCCCCCGGCATCCAATTGCCACCCGGTATCCAGCCTGTCGATAAGCCAGAGGAAGATGCCGACAACGAAACCAAAGCAGGTGCACTGCCGACCCCAACAGGTTGGAAGTTGCTGTGCGTAGTACCAGAAGTCGACACAAAGATTGCTGGCACGTCGCTCGATCTGTTCGAGACACTGCAACCATGCGACAAGAAGAACATGCCACAACCGTGTTGTTCGTGCTTCGTGTGGGCCCAGACGCGTACAAAGACTCTGCCAAGTTCCCCAACGGTGCTTGGTGCAAAGAGGGTGACTTTGTGCTCGTGCGTACGTATTCCGGTACGCGTTTCAAAATTTTCGGAAAAGAGTTCCGCCTGATTAATGACGATCAAGTGGATGCTGTTGTGCAAGACCCTCGCGGCCTGACCCGCGCATAAAGGAGTACCGATGGACCCGAAAGACGAGTTCAAGTTCCCCGACGAAATCGAGGACAAGAACGAACACCAGACCGACGAAATCGAAGTAGAGATCGTTGACGACACGCCTGAGAAGGACCGTGGCCGTAAACCCCTCGACAAAGAAGTCGCCGACCCAACCGACGAGGAAATCGAGTCGTACTCCTCGAATGTGCAAAAGCGCATCAAGGACCTGACACACGCACGTCACGACGAGCGCCGTGTCAAGGAAGCCACGCTTCGCGAGAAGCAAGAGCTTGAGCGTCTTACACAACAGTTGATTGAGGAGAACAAAAAGCTCCGTCAGAACGTCAACACAAGCAGCGAGCAGTTCGCCTCTCAAGCCAAAACCTTGGCCGAGACTGAGCTGGAGAAAGCTCGTCGCGAGTACAAAGCAGCGCAGGAGTCTTTCGACGCCGATGCCATCCTTGCAGCGCAAGAGGCATTGCTCGAAGCCAAGATCAAAATGCGTGATGCAGAAAAATTTAAGCCGACCCCTTTACAAGAGGACGACTTTGATGTACAAACTAGCCATCGCGAACCCCAACGCGTGCAACCGGACGAAAAGACCTTGCGCTGGCAAGCAAAAAACCAGTGGTTCGGAGCGAATGGGTTTGAGGAAGTTACCAGCTACGCACTAGGGCTGCACCAAAAGCTAGTGAACTCGGGGGCCGATCCGCGGTCTGACGAGTATTTCGAGCAAATTGATGCTCGCGTGAAGTCGAAGTTCCCAGAAATTTTCGGGGAAGAAGACAAGCCGTCTTACGGTGAGTCTCCAAAAAAACCTGCTTCAGTCGTAGCCCCTGCCACTAGATCGTCGGGGGCTAAAAAAGTCCAACTGACGACAACCCAGCTCGCGCTGGCTAAGAAATTTGGATTGACCCCGCAGCAATATGCGCTGCAAGTAGCAAAATTGGAGAATCAATAATGGCTGAAAACCGTAAGAATCGTGATCTCGAGTCACGCGAAAAAAGTGTTCGTGCAGTATACGTACCGCCGACATCTCTGCCCGACCCAACACCTGAACCCGGGTACTTGTATCGCTGGATTGCGACACACGTGCTAGGACAGGCGGACCCGACCAACGTGTCTCGCAAGATGCGCGAAGGCTGGGAACCGGTGAAGGCGGAGGACCATCCAGAACTGCAACTGTTCGGTAATGAGAAAACTGGCAACGTCGAAATCGGCGGTCTCATGCTCTGCAAGATGACCATCGAACAAGCGCGTGCCCGTGATGATTATTACAACGCTCAGGCGCAGAACCAGATGGATTCAGTGGACAACCACTTCATGCGAAACAATGATCCCCGCATGCCTCTGTTCAGCGACCGCAAGTCAACGACCAGTCGCGGTGGTGGTTTTGGTTCAGGTTCAAAGTAACTTAGGAGTCCTTAAATGGCATCTACCGCTTCTCCCTACGGT